ACCAAGACACTTAAATAAAAGGAAAAGCAAACCAACAAAAGCAACTATGCAATTCCTCTAAAATAAGTCGCACAGGAAAGAATAGATGGAGGACTAAATGCCAAGAGAAAAAGGTCAAATCAACAATCAATACAAAGCTCTAATGAATGAATATGTTGAATGGTATCTACTAGACAAACACACCAAGATAGTAAATGACCTACCTGTCAATACAGCCAAGTGGGCAAAAGCCAAAGGCATCACAGATAGGACAGTTAGAAATTGGATGGCAAATGAAGAGTTCCTAGCTAAGATAGAGAACCGAAGAAAAGAGTTAGCACTAGCTTTACCAGGTGCAACAGCTGGAGCAATTACTCCAATTGCAGTATTAAAAGCTGGTAAGGATGATGAGAAGTCAGACTACGAAAAGATAAAAGCCAAGTTAGTAGAGAGAGCATTAGCAGGTGATAGAGTAAGTTCTGAAATTTACTTTAAGACCTATGGTAAGACTTATGTTGACGAAGAACAAGCTGCACGTAAAGCAGACTTCAGAGAGCAAGACATCTCACAACTCTACGCAAGAGTATTAGCAATGATACCAACTGAGGTTTTGAAAGAAGAGTTACAGAAACGAGAAGTTGTAGTTAATGAGTAGTCCTGCAATAGTTTCAGAGTTAGAAAGACTTTGGATTGAGTTAGAGTGGCGTAAGTGTGCAGAAGACCCATTTTACTTTATTAGCACTTATATCTGGATTGAGTCAGAGAGAGATGCTAGAGGTCGTGAGCCATTTGAACTATTTGATTATCAGTTAGATAGTTTAGAAGCTTATATGAAGAAACGATTTGTTGTTATTCTAAAAGCACGTCAGTTAGGTTTTACTACTCTTGCTATGGCTTATGCTCTATGGCAGTGTCTATTCAAGCCAAGAGCAAATATCCTATTGATCTCAAAATCCCAAGACAGTGCAGATAAGAACTTAGGTATGGCAAGGTTTATGTATTCGTTTCTACCAGATTGGTTAAAGACAAGAGGACCAGAGTTAGATGGAGATGCAGCTAAGCAAATGGTCTTCAAATACTACGATGGCACAATAAACCGATTGAAGTCATTTGCAGGTACGAAAACTGCAGGTGCTGGTGAAACTGCCTCATTGGTTATATTAGATGAGTTTGCTCTTATGGAAGACCCTGCATCTACCTATCGAACAATTAAACCAACTACTGATGCTGGTGGTCGTTTGATAATTATCTCAACTGCTCGTGGTGGTAATAATATGTTTGCTAAGATTTATAGAGATGCTAAACGTGGTAACAATGAGTTTCATGCTATCTTCCAACCATGGACTAGTAGTCGTCTTATTACACCAGAACAATATGAGATTAAGAAAAGAGAGTTTATTGCAGAACCATGGTTATTCTTTGCTGAGTATCCAAGTACAGATGAGGAAGCATTTAGAGAATCTGGTAGACCACGCTTTACTTGGTTACCTGATGAAGCTAGTCTTGATGAGTATTATGTTCATGGCAGTATTGTAGATACACCAACTGGTTATGAATTTGTAGCTGAGGATTATGGGCAGTTACATCTAGCTTATCCACCTGAAGCAATTGAGTGGCAGAGGCAATTTGTTATAGCTTGTGACCCTTCACTTGGAACTGGTAATGACTATTCAGCAGTTCATATCTTACAATTACATGAAGATGGCACACCAGAGATTATAGGTTACTATGCAAATAATACAATTGAACCAGCTGAACTAGCTACTGAATTAGATCTAATGGGTAGATACTTTGTTGGAGCAAATCAAATATCTGCATTACTTGTAATTGAAAATGCTGGTGGTGTTGGTATCTCATTGATAGATAAGTTAAGAAACCAATTACACTATCCAAACTTATATAGATATATCCCACCTGCTGTTGCTAAGAGAAAGAGAGCACCAGTATTTGGTTTCCCTACAACTAAAGCAACTAAACCACTTATCATAAATAGACTAGCTGAATACATAGTACCAATGTCAGATAATAGTTGCAGATTACTAAATGTCTATCCAAAGTTACGTGAAGAGTTATCAACTTATGTTAGACGAGAGAATGGCACAACAGCTGCTGATATTGGATGTCATGACGACTTGGTAATATCTTTGGCAATTGGTCTATATGTTCTATTAGAGGAAGTGCAACCTGTCGGTAATAATGTGATAAGTGAGAGAGTTAAAGAGGGTGAATTCCGACTTGACCTTACAGAATTATATCGGGAGGCTAATGTGATTCAGAAAATAGAGAATAAGTCTAATAGACGTTTCTGGGCTAACCATCGCAGAGCTGTAAGAAAGACACAGAGGAGAAATAATCGTGGCTTCTAAAATAAGACCCTATTCTTTAAGTGAGATACAAGATTTAATAAATGATGCAAAGGAGCGTTACAAGTGGAGACACTCTTGGTTTCGTTCGCTTGAAACACTTTATCGTACTGGCAAGTCGATGCCTCTTTCAGAATCTACGGTAACTGGAACTGTCTTTGAACGTATGCACCCTGCTGATTTTGAAACCATCAATATGGTTTTACCACATCTAAATATAATCTTAGCATCTGTGGTAGCAAGAGATCCTAAACCAATTGCTGTTCCTTATTCTGGTGGAGAAGATAGTGAGACTACTGCAAAGGTAGCTGAGGCAGTAGCAAGTTATTATTGGTTAAGAACAAATGCAACTTCTGTATTAAGAGATATGGCACAAGATATGGTTGTCTTAGGTAATGGTTTTTGTAAGATAGGTTGGAAGCATAGTGTAGTTGAAACACCAAGAACACAAGAGGATATTACCAAAGATCTCACAGGTGTTCTAAAATCTGAAGTTGTCCTAGCTGCTGAAGAAGGTAGAGATACTAATATACAAAATGTTGCAGACTTTGTATCTATCACAGATAAGAGAGTTGAAGCTGATGAACCTTATGTAGAGTATGTAAGTCCATACGATATTTTCTTTCCAGCTAATGCAAGAAGAATTGAAGAAACTCGTTGGGTAGCACAACGTATTGTTCTACCTATAGATGAAATAAAAGCTAATCCAGTTTTGAAAAATACCAAAGACCTAATCAAAGATGGTGTAATGGATATTAGAGAAAGAGATACTGGTCGTGGTGACCCATCAACAATTGAACCAATGATATATGAAACTGCAACTATCTATGAGTTCTATGATATGAGAACAAGAACATTAACAGTTACTCAATTAGGTTCAGAGAAACCATTATATCAAGGTGATATACCTTACTCACATAGACACGTTCCTTATGTTCACATGAGAAACTTCTCTGATGGTGGTCAAGAGATTTGGTCATTTGGTGATCTTGAAAACATTGCTTCATTACAAGAAAAACTAAATGAGACATTTACTGAACAAGTAGATAATATGAGAAGAGCTGGTAATAAGTATGTTACCATTCGTGGTTTATTTGATAGTGAATCAAGAGATAGACTTGAAAGTGATGAACCAGATGTAGTTGTTGAAATGGAATCTGTATCAGGTATAAATCCAAAAGATGCAATTACCGTATTACCAAGAGCTCCACTACCTGCAGATATTTACAATGCACAAAATAAATTTGAAGATGCAATGAGACAAGTTCTTGGTATAAATGATTTCCAAGCAGGTGGTCTTGGTGCTGATAGAATGTCTGCTTATGCCGCTGCTGTTGTTGATGGTGTAGCCACACTAAGAGCAAAAGATAAACAACAGAGTGTTGAGAAAGCAGCAGCAAATATATTTAATCAGATAATTAGATTATGTCAAGAGTTTATGTTAGAGAATAGAGCAGTAAGATTAGTTGGTGTCAATGGTGGTATATGGGCTGATATTGATACTAGCGTTTTATCTGGTGAGTTTGATATGAGAGTTGAGGGTGGTTCTTTATCTGCTATAAATCCTGCAACAAGACAAGCAAGAGCTATTGAAATGCTTGGCACAATTGTTCCTGTGTTAAATACTTTTGGTTATAATACTGAACCAGCATTAAGACATATAGTTAGAGATTTAGGTTATGACCCTGATGTCTTCTTAGTAAAAGCAGCACCAGCACCAGAGACTATGTTACCACCAGAAGCTGGTGCAGTAACTCCATCACCTGAAGAAATCATTACATTATTAGGACAACAGACAGGTCAATTACCACTAACACCTGAAGAGCAATTACTTGCTGGTCCTGCTGAGTTATCACCAGAAATTGCACCTAATGCAGGTCAAGCTGGACTAGTGTAATAAATCTGTCGGAACAAGACACATAATTAGGAGAGTAGGTATCTTTATCCTACTTTCATAGCCGAACAAGCAAACTCTAATCGTAAATTCGAAAAACGACCCTAGAGGCTATGACACTCGGACAGGAGAAAAAGAAAATGACAGAGCAAGACAATTTCGAAAACCTATTTGAAGCAGCGTTATTAGAGCTGAATAAAACAACAGCTGAACAGCCAACTAATGAACCTGAGCAAGTAGAACAAACTGAACCTACTAATGTTGCTGAAGTAGCAACTGAAGTCACTGGAGAGACGGAAGTAGGTGAAGAAGAAGTTGAGACCTCTGTTGACAGTGAAGTAACAACTGACACTAAACCTATCGCTGTAACTGAAAACGATACTATCGTTCTTCCTGATGGCACTACGGTGTCTGTCAAGGAGGCAACGCTACGTCAAGCAGATTATACTCGCAAGACACAAGCGTTGGCTGAGGAGAAACGACAAATTGAAGCAGATCGGACTGCAGCCCAGTCTGCTGTAGATTATGTTGAGAACCTCACAAAAGCGTGGCAATCTAATCAGGCGGAAGTAGTAAGTGGATTTATCAGCTCCACAGATGATCCAACCTTAATCCTTTCGCAGGTTATCGTAGAATTAGCTAAGGCTGAAAAATTAGACCCTAAGTTTTTGGAAACCTTTGGTATAACATCAGAGACCCAAGAGAAGTGGGCAACCGAAGCTAAAAGCCAAAATGAATTACAAAGTGTAAAAGCAAGACTTGAACGCTTTGAAAATGAAAAAGCTCGTGAATTGCAATCTCAAAAAGAGAAAGAGCAAGAAGAGCAATTGGTTAAAGAATATGATAATCAATGGAAGAATATTGTAATTACAAACAATATAAAACTTGATCCTCAAAAGGAACTTGATTTGAAAATTGAAGTATTACAATATGCTCTCAATTATGGAATCCCAAATCTTGATGCCGCATGGAAAGCATTACAGTTTGAGAAATCCAAAACAGCAACACCAGCAGTCAATAAAAATAAAGCTGCTGTTGATGCAAAGAAGTTAGCTACAAATGCTATCACATCTAAATCAGCAGGTAAATCGGTAGTAACTAATAAGCCAATATCGAATATCGAAGATGCAGTGTGGCAGACATTTAATGAACTAACTAACAAGTCGAATTAAAAACCTGTCCAAGAAAAGGAGATAAAACATGGCTCTAGGTCAAAATGACTTCAATGAGTTGTTATCCGCAACAATCCAAAAGATTGAGAAGCAACTCGTAGATAACGTGCTAACCGCACACCCAACACTAGACTTCCTAAAAGCAAACGTAAAGTCTGCAACAGGACCGTCTGTTATATTCCCAATCATTGCAGCTGATGATACTTCAACAGTATTCACAGACGCATCGGGAACATTCTCAACTGCTAAATCAAGCGACATCTTAGGTGTTGCTAAATATGATTGGGCTGAACCACTAGTATCAAAGGTTCGTGTTGAGTTCAAGCAATTAGAAATGAACAGCGGTCCAGAGGCTGTTGTATCATTAGCAAAGGCACACCTTGATGCTGCTGTTAAAGGACATGGCAAGAAGATTGCTACTGTTCTACACACCGCAGGATCAGCTGGTGCTGGAGCTTTCAATACGCTAGATGAAATTATTTCAAACAGCGATAAGCTAACTACAACCACTGCAAGAACTGTTGGTGGTATACGTGGTGGTATTTCTACTAAAACTATAACTAACGTAGCTCGTACTGGTTCAACCGCAACTATTACTGTTGGAGCAAACGATTTTATTGTTGGTGATAGCGTTGTAGTAGCTGGTTTAACTAACACAGCACTTAATGGCACTTATACCCTTACAGCTGTTTCTTCAACAACTGTTGAATACACAACTGCAACTTCAGGAACTATTTCCTCAACTGCAGATTCAGGTACTATGGTAGCTGCTGTAATTAAGGACTATTGGAAAGCAACTGAGAAATCACTTGCTAAGTCTGGTGGTTCTGCTGTTGATATCAGAGTAGCGTTTAGAACAATCTCTGATGACATCTATGTAGCTTCTGGTGAAAGACCAAATGCTATCATAGCTGGTCGTGATGTATTCTCTGAGTATGAGAATTCATTTGATAGCAAGATACAGTATAACAATGTATCAGGAACTGGTGAAACTCGTTTCCGTCAGATTGATTTTGATGGTATTCCTGTTCGTCTTGATCCAGATGCTCCAGTTGATACTGCATATTTTATTAACACAGATTACCTTGTAGCTCGCTACTTGGCATCTAACTTCATGAAGGCTATGCCAGCTCAACAGATTGTCGGTACTCTTGATACCGTAACTCCGTTAGCTACTGTTCTAACTTTTGGAACAAATAACCGCAGAGCTCATGGTAAGCTAGTACGTGTCTGATAAATAAAGGATATAGCCCTGATAGAGATATCGGGGCTATTTCTTTTTGTCGGTATATAAGCAATAAGTGTAGGAGGTTTACAAATTGAATTTATCACAAATAAGAAGTTATGTAAGATCTTTAACAGGTATTCCTTCTGCTGATATTATATCAAATGCTGATATTAACCAATTTATAAATGAATCGTATTTTGAGATATTAAGAGAAGCTGATTGGAACTTTCTAAGAGCATCAACTACACTAACTTTATCAAGTGGTGTTGCTAGTTATGCACTACCAGCAAATGTCAATGAAGGTCAAATAGCAAGTGTAACTGTATTATCTGATGATACCAATAGAAGACAATTAAGACCAAGAAATAGATATACAACTGATGATTCACCTGGACCATTAAATGTAGGTAAACCAATGGAGTATTCTGTTTATAATGGCAATATACAATTTTTCCCAACACCTGATAGTAATGAAGTTGTGACATTTAGATATTTTACTATACAACCTGAATTAAGTATTGATGCAGATGTTCCACAATTTGATTCTAAGTATCATTATATAATAGCTTATGGTGCAGCTATTAAAGTTTTATTCCGTGAAGGTGATGATACTGAGAGACGTAAGTTTTATACTGAACAATTTTATCGTGGTTTAGATCAAATGAAAATACAACTACTATCTGAAAGAGATAGATCTATATTTAGAATTGGTGGCAGAAGAAGAATATACGGCAGACGTGA